CCGCATGGAGCGGCACACCAACAAAAGGCTAATGTCTTTTGTTAAGAGCCTCCCGTGTGGAGCAGGACCGTCGTCTCGAAAGAACGCGACGGCCTTGCATCGTGGGAGGCGATCGTCTCCAGGCCAGCAAGTTTGGACAGCTTGCTGGTCTGCTCTCGTCCACGCTGGCTGGGATGATATGCTCGTTGCATGGTACCTTCATCACTGGGTGTCTAAGTCTCTCCACTCTCGCGGGTGGATTGACACAGGCAAGCAGCTGAAGGCCCTTTGCAACGAGGTCCGTGCAGCTTCGCTCCGTGCGCCGTGTGACACACCCCCTGCCCGAGTTCCTGCTCAGGTAAGAGAGTGTCTCATTGGTCTTGCACGAAAGCAAAGCCGTTCCGGATTCGCTTTCACACGATTGGCTAGAGGCCTTCCTCTCCCTCCCAAGGGGGATGAGGAGGTTGCTCTCAAGGATGCCAAACGTATGGCGGCGACATACCATCCCACATCGGACAGCACTCTTGGCATGATTCGTTCCTACATTCTCAACTCCGTAAGGAGAAGAGAGTTCGGGACCATGCCGAGTGCGCTCCCCTCCTCGTCGTCCTCCTGCTTTGAGCAGCCTGCTGCCAAAGGAGGAGTAGACGGCTTCCTCCGTCACCGGGGACTGTCCGCACTCATCGGCCTGCAAGCTGGGTCGCTTGGTCGTAAGACCACTTCTCAGCTCGTAGTCGAAAAGTACGGACAGTTCTGTCAGGACAGTCTTGGGACTTATTGTCTCAAGGTCTGCCGTGACAACGTCGATTCTTATGATTCGACGTCCGGAGACGAACCAATACGCTGCCTGGGGGTCCTTGATCTCCGGTCCGAGCGATCCCTTGGGAAAGCGAAGGCCGTAGTTCTTAGGTCCCCCGGGATGAAGACGAGAGTAATAGGCGTGCCTGATGCTCTCACCTTCATTGAGGGTACCTGGATTAGATGGACTTCGAAATTGCTCCCTAAGAAGCATTTCGATCCATCTAAATCCGAGTACCCTGCCAGCATGTTGGTCAACGGCGCGGGCACCTTCTATAGCTTGGACCTTTCCAAGGCTACAGACGGTCTCTCCCACGCCGTTGTTGAGGAAGTTGTGAACTCGTTGGCGGACGCAGGAGCCATTCGACCTTCTGATCGATTGGCTGCCCTGCGTTCGCTTGGTGTCGGCCCGTGTCCACAAATGTGGACCTGGGAACCCGGCAACGAGTTCGCACCGAGGAGGGGAAGTCCGATGGGCACTCCCCTCAGCTTCATTGTGTTGTCCTGGGTAAACGCTTGCGCGACCGAGGCATTTACTGCCTCGGTCACCCATGGAGACGACGCTGCCGGTTACGCGTTGACCTCTTATGAGATCGACGAGTACCGACAGTTCATTGCCTCCACGGGTGCAAGCGTAAACCTGTCCAAGTCGTTCAGGTCGCAAACATCGTTTACACTTTGCGAGCGCCTGTACTACTCGGGACACACATTGAAGCGAAGGCCGGTTGCCTTCTGTCCCCCCGCTTGCC